CTTCATCAACTCTGGTGGGTTGCGACTACAGAAACTCTCGAAGATGATTGGAAAGAAGTAGCCTATGAACTCGGCATATCCCCGGACCTTGGAAGAGAGCGCGTCACCGGAGCATATGACAGTATAGAGCAACGCGATACAACTGTGTATTATAGTTTGACGGATGACATGCGCGAAAGGATCTATCGCGAGAATCGGCGAGACTGCCGAGTGTATGAGATAGCGCGGGGAATCAGGAGAAGACGATGCGCCTACATTGGACAAATGACACAGACGGGGTAGGGAACATCTACGGGTACTCGAGTATGAATAAGCAGCTTAGAGCTGCAATCGAGAGTGCCGGTATAGAGTTTGACAGGACAGCAGAGGTCGCCTTTCACGTCGCCACACCTTCAGTGTTCCGACCAATTCCAGAGAGATACAACGTACTATTCACGATGTACGAAATGATGGAGATCCCGCCGGACTGGGCATACCGGATCAATCAGGCTGACTTGGTGATTGTGCCGTGTGAGCATAACAAGCGCCTATTCGGAAGATACTACTACGGGCCTATTGTCGTGGCTCCGCTCGGTGTTGATAGGAAGATGTACCCGTACATTGAGCGAATCTATCCACACGATAGGCCGTTTGTATTCTTGTGGGTCGGCGCGAGCAATCCACGGAAAGGATACGAGCACGTTGTCGCAGCCTGGAAGGTATGGAACGAGAAATTCCCAGACGAGGCAAAGCGTAGCCAGCTCATACTGAAGACAACACAACTCGAGGCAGGACTCAGACAAACGAGGGCAGTAACAAAACCAGACGGGACGGTTGTATTCGACAAAGGCGCGAAACAAGAAATGCCTGCGGAACGGCTCTTGCAAATCGGAGCCAACGCGGTGTTTGACTCAAGGCGATTGCCGATGGAGCGGACAGCAGAGCTACCGAGCTTATGCGATCTATACCACCATGCTCATGCTTTCCTGTTTCCGACCATGGGTGAGGGATTCGGATTGACGCTTGCCGAGGCGATGTCTACCGGATTACCGTCGATATACACGCCATACTCCGGGCCGGTCGATTTCATATCGGATAGGGAAGGCTATCCAGTAAAGTGGAAATATGACCGTGTACAGTCGATGGAGATACTACCGGACGGGAGCAAGAGAGAACATTTCTCTGCTCAGGCTGCGAGTGCCGATGTACACTCTATCGTCCGTAAGATGTACCGCGTCATGACACAGTATGAAGACGAAGGGATTCAGAAGGGCAGGCGAGCCGCAGAGCGAATAGCAGCATACACATGGGAACGGTGCGCTGATGTTTGCTTGTCTGCGATACGCACGATGACAAAGACAAACCCGAAGCCAAAACCACAGACGCTGAACTGCTATGAATACCGTGTGTACTCTCAGAACGGAGAGGATGGTATTATCGCTGAGATCTTCGAACGGATCGAACCGAAGTATCAAGAGTTTTGCGAGATAGGCATCGGAGACCCACGGGAAGGAAAAGAAAAACAGGGAAAAGAGAATAATACACTTTTTCTCACCAGTTCTGGATGGTCTGGGGTATGGATAGACGCGGTTCGACCTCCTGAAATACCGGCGTCGGTGGACTTCACCGAGGGATTTGTAACGAAAGACAACGCTGATTTCCTCGTTCCTGACGAGATAGATCTACTCTCGATTGATATCGACGGGAACGACTTTTGGATATGGAAACAGATAACGGCACGTCCGGCTGTTGTAATCATGGAGTATAACGCTCGAACCCCTCCAGAGTATGTGATGCCATACGACGAGGCGCATACATGGGACCATCGGAGCATGTGGACAGGTGCCGGGATAGATGCGCTTCGAGATCTGGGGCAAGAGAAGGGCTACACGTTGATAGCTACGGATTCAATGGGAGTGAATGCGTTCTTCGTTCTTGACGAATACGCAGACCTATTCCCGGAAGATGTGAGGGTTCACGAATATGGCCACTAAACGAGCGTTGATAACAGGGATCACCGGCCAGGATGGTAGTTATCTAGCCGAGCATTTGCTTGACCTCGGATACCAGGTATTCGGAATGGTCCGCAGATCAGCTACTCCGAGCACTGATAGGATTGATTGCCTACTCGGCGAAATACAGTTGATCAGCGGAGACCTATCGGATCAGTGTAGTATCGACAGAATCATAGAGAAGGTACGACCACACGAGGTGTACAATCTCGCGGCTCAGTCTTTCGTGCCTGAATCGTGGAGTGCTCCAGAGTACACAAGCAATGTGACAGGCCTCGGAGTTCTTCGCATGCTCGAGGCGATACGGTGCCATTCTCCAAAGAGTAGATTCTATCAGGCATCGTCGAGTGAGATGTTCGGCAAAGTAGTCGAGACTCCGCAGACCGAGAAGACGCCTTTCTATCCACGGTCTCCCTACGGTGTTGCGAAACTCTATGGCCACTGGATCACGAAGAACTACCGAGAGTCACATGGTATCTATGCGTGCTCCGGTATCCTATTCAATCACGAATCACCTCGGCGCGGGAATGAGTTTGTGACGCGAAAGATCACGCGAAATGTCGCAGAGATTTACAACGGGAGGCGCACACCGTTAGAACTCGGAAACCTATCGGCTCGTAGGGACTGGGGATTTGCAGGAGACTACGTTGACGCTATGCATAGGATGCTTCAGCAGGATAGACCGAGTGATTACGTTATAGCGACCGGGGAGACACACACGGTCCGTG